CTCTCAGATCGTTGCAAGCGCCTGAGAGAGTTCTGTTTGATTCAATTGCTGTCTTGACACTGCTCGCCCCGGTGGGGTCGCAATAAGTGTCAAGCTTGTTTTGTGCTGTGCGCTCGCTGACTCTGCCAACGATGCACAGCACTGTGAACTGGTATGTGTCTAAACCTCGACCCATTGAGGTATCAAATGAGATTGATTCGGGTGCAACGATGGCAATGGGTGGCTTTGGGTCATCAGGGATCGTTGCTGAGGTGCGCAGCCCTGGGATTGTTGCAAGGTTAGTTGCTATGCCGGCGCGAATTGCGCTCATCGTTGTCACGCAACACCGACCACGTTGCGACGATAAGGGGCAAGCATGGCGTTGATGTCAGGATCAAACTTGCGAACCATCACAATTCCAATTTCACCAAAGCCCGCTGCCCCTAGTGGACTGTCAAAACGCTTAAATTGACGCAGCGACATGAGAACACATGCCTGCACAACATCGGTGGGAATCGCTGTGCCAAAGCCAAATGCAGCAGTAACCTTGACGGTTGTCTCACCAATGTGCGAAGTGGGAAACAAGTAATCTTGGACGGCAATAAGTTTGTTAGTAGGAAATGCCAACCCTGCTGATATGCGGTTGAGTGGCTGGCGTTGAAAATCAGCAGCAGTCCAGGTTTCGTCATAGACACCATCAACACCTGATGAAGTCTGAACAGCGATTGAGGTGCCGGCAACATCATCAATTGTGCAGGCATAGGAATTGTCTGCAACGTAATAGCGGGACTCTGAGGTTGTCACATAGAAATGGCGCTGGCAATGACCATCAATCAGGCGTGAGCTTGATTCAATCGCCAACTCCAACAGCGTGTCATCAATGTTGTCAGTGATGCGCGCTGCCGCCTTCACGGTTGCTAGATCAGCGTAGCCGTTCGCAATCGCCATTGGTTAATCCTTTGCTAGGTCAGAAAGTAGTGGCCGCCATTGCTGCGCGTACACCTTGTCTGCGTCATAGTTGTCAACAACGAATTGCCGGGCAACCTCGGACGGTTTGCCGGTGCGCTGCTCATACGCCTGGTTAAGTGCATCAACAATGCTTGAGACACTCGGAGTTTGAAACCAAGCCCCTTGAGCAACATCCCACAGCGGTTGCCCCGGCACTTTCCAGCCATGACCAACCAACTCAGGCTGCGCGCTGAAATCAGAGACAATCACAGGGACACCACATGATTGAGCATCAATGACAGTGATGCCGAAACCTTCACCCAAAGTTGGGGCAAGTAGTACATCCATGCCGGAATAAATAACGGCAAGGTATTCACTGGGAATTCCTTTGTGGTATTGGTACTGGTTCACGAATTCAAATTGGTCATCACGCAGACCGACAGCCTTAATCAATGGATCAAAGGGAATGCCACCCATCCCGCCGTGACGTTCAGTATGCAGGTACAGGAAAGCATCGGGCTTATCTGCTGCGAAAATTGAGAAGGCAAGCAACTGCTCAGCGAACGATTTGCGAACGGGTGCAATGCCTTTGTTGTTGTTGTTGATCCCCACAACGAAAGCATCTTTGGGCGCTTTCATTATCTGCCGGCCAGACTTCACGCCATTGCCGGTGAGGATGTTGTGGGACGGTTTGAAAACTTGTGTGTCAATGGCGTGGGGAATGTAGTCACAATCAAGACCTTGAGCGCGTATCTGCTGCGCGCCAAACTGTGACATTGCCAAAGGCCGCACATTAGGTTTGGTCAGAAACTTCATTACCTTTTCAGGTGCTGGCGTGTGATCAATTGGCACCCAACAAACAACGGGCATGTCATCCCAGCGAGGATGATCAAATACCCATGCGTCATACAGCGTAAAAACAATTGGCTTACCGTCAGGGAATTCTCTGCTGTGTTCCTGCCAGTACGGGTAGACAACTTCATTCGAGTACGGGTCAAGCCCTTTGGGATAGACCGTCATGCCCTCGTAATCGGTGACCGTTGCTTCTAGCCCATAGTTCGATGCAACAGCGACGTTGTGACCGTCAGCCACCATGCGCGTTGTGACTTGCATTGTTTGCGTTCCATAGCCAGTAGGTGCCCAAGGCGCGTTGCTTGCCCACAGTGCAGTCAGTTTCTTCACGGTGTCCTTTCACGGTTCACGGTTGTGTTAAGTGGTGAAGACCGATGGGCGCGACTGCCGTGAATCAATCGCGCCCATCGGAGTTTTAATCAGTGCTTACGAAGCGTTACCAATAAAGTGCTTAACTGCTTGAGCCTGACCGAGATCGCCCCACAGACGCAGAGTTACCCGGAAACCGACCTCATCGGTGTTGAAGTACGCATCATCACTGCGAGCAATTTCGATGCCACCAACCTGGCGCACATGGTAGGAACTGAACGCGCCGAAGAGAACAGACTTCGCGCCAAGAGCAGTTGCAACCATGTCTGGGTTTTCCAGAACGCCATAACCTGCGAAGGTGTCAGGATTTCCAGCGGAAGTTGTTGGCACATACAGGTACTGTCCTGCGGTGTCCTTCAACTTGCGAAGCGCGCCAAGGCTTGAACGACGCATCATAAAGTTTGCACCTTCGCGCACATAGTCAGAATCAACCGAGTGTGCAAGGTCAATCAAGTTGTCAGCAGTGAACGCGCCGGTGAGGGCAGTTGCACCAGTAACACCAAGGCTTGACGCAGTGACAACACCATTGGCTTGAACCGTTCCCGTGCCAACCGTGAGCAGTGCGTTGGCACGAATACCAACAGACTTGCCAAGGCTTGCAGCAAGGTAGGAAACAATGTCAATGCCAGAGTCGGTGAGCAGCTCGCGGCTTACCTTGGTAAGCACAGCAACCTTTTGCGACTTCAGCGTGATGTTGCTAAATACTGGATCAAGTGGAGTGATCGCAGTTGCCTCAGCAATTGCACTAGCGGCTGGGCGTGAGGTTTCAACGGGAACCTTGATGTCTTCACCGGAAGCAGTGTTGAGTTGGGTGACCACGTTGGTGTCAAGCATTGGCCCTTGGAACTGCATTTTCTGTTGCAGGATCGCATAGAACGACTGCGGGACAACTTGACCGTCATCGCCAGTGTTCAAATCGCGTCGCTCAAAAGTTGCGGTGCGAATTTCGCCAGATGCAAGTGCGCGAACAACATCAAAGTCAGAAGCTTCACGCAGTGCGCGATCTTCCCGAACCTCTGGTGCGGTGCGAACAGCAGCTTCGATGTCAGCAGCTTTGGCCGCATCTTCCATCAGCCCAGCGATGCGAGCAGAGCGAGCATCAATGTCAGCGTTTGCGCGAACGTAAGATGCTTCCTCTTCAGCGTTAAGATCACGCTTTTCTTCAGCAGCGCGCTCAAGAATTGAGCGAGCCTCGTGCAGCGCGTTGCGGCGCAGTTCTTCCTGTTGCTTTAAGTAATCCATTATGGATTCCTTTCTAAGTAGTGTGAGTGTTTTGACAATCCGCGCCGGCTCCGGCGTCGGTACGTCCAGCGGCTCCGCTGTAACGCGAGATCACTAAATGTCGTACTTTTTAGCGATCAAATCTAGTTGCTTCATCAGCAGCGCAACAGGCGTATTCGCCGGCGCTACTTCCTCAAGGGCAAGTTGTGGGGATGAGCGATCAACGACAGTGCGCAGCACATCGGCCTGCTCATCGGTAAGTTGCTCACCAGATTCAAGTGCAGCGATTGCGTCAGTCAGCACAGCAACGTCAGTCTCGGTGCGGAATGCGATAACGCTCAGGTTGCGTACTGATGCGGTTGTTGCTGAGTAAGCGGCAACGCCGGTGACTACTGACACCTCATGCAACCGAACTTCCTTGAGTGTTCGATTGTCTGGCCCAGTCCATTCATCTTTGACCGTTGAGAATCCGAACGACATCGTGCGAGTGTCACCGCGGGCAATGCTCACAGAAAGGTCACGCGCGTAACTGGTGTCAGGCAAATCAATCTCTGAATACAGCCCATCTGAGCGACTATCAAGGCGCAAGGTCTTTGCCCTCGTACTGCCAAGGATCAGGCGCTCATCGTGGTTGATATAGGCGCGAATGTCATTCTTGGCTTTGAGTGAGCGATCAAATGCGCCAGGCGCAATAACCTCAATGAAAGGCAGCGGCAAGCTGGGCGAATCGTAGCGCGCAGCGAAACCACCAAAGGTCATTCCATCGCCGGATTCAGCAGCGCGAACTTCAACAATGTCTGCGTCAAAGTTTCTAAATTCAACATTCATGTGCATTACCTTTCGGTCAAACTTGATATACTGCTTGTGGATCTTCAGGATTTATTTGAGCGACCCCTTGCAACTGAACTGAAGCAAGTCCCGTATGGGTGATTGGCGCGAGTCCCACAGCGACAGCGGCTGCATCAGGATCAAAGCCGGCTTGCACCAACTTCACTGCCATGGCAACGCGCTTGTCTAACTCGGTGATAGATGCTGCCCCGAGATCCACGTTTGCCAATGGCACTCGGTAGACCTCTCCACCTTCCACAGGCTCCATGTCCTCAAGTCGGTGAATGTCATTGATGCTCAGATATCCGGCTTGTGTCGCACTGGAATAGGCAGCAAAGCGTTCGGTGAGATTGGCGCGCAGCAGACCATCAACATTGAACTTCATAAACGCGCCGCCGTTGAGCATTGGCGAATATGCCTGTTCAATCTTTGAAATGTAGGGCAGCAACGTGTACGTCACGAACTGCTTGCTGTTTTCCTCTACCGATGCGTAAGACATTGAGCCGGGCTTAGTGGATTGCAA